GGAGATGGGGAACGAACCATTCCCGAATAACACCTCTACGATCTGACCAAATGCGGCTAGAACCTTCGTCTTGGTAACTTTCACAAAGACACGAGACTTCTCCGTTTCCGTGAAGGCCATCTCTTTATCGTAAACACCACGAAAGTTCTTATAAGCTGTTAAAAACCTAACCTCGTCTACAAGCTTTTTAGTTTTAGCTCTCTCGAACCTCTCTCTAACGAAAGCAACGGTCCCGTCTAGAGGTTTTTTCTCAGAATCTTCTACGGCTTCAATTTCCGTAAAATCCTGATCCATTTCTTCATCCATGTATTATCCTCAATAGCCGAAGGTTTCGTCAAAAGGCACATAAGCCCGTTGAGATCGGGTGTCAATATCCCACAAACTAGATCTAGGCCGAGACATGCAGCCATATCTCAAAGCATCATAGATGTGGTCTTCTGATTTTGTATCTACATCCTCAGGATTCTTAGGATCGAGAGGGATGATAGGAAGCTGGGCGAGGGCATTGGTGCAAGTAGAGAAGAAAACGAGAGAAGGTTCATCCGTATATTCGTCTATTTGAAGCCTTTTGTGAATTTGGTTCTTCCCACTCACTCTAGCACCTCTAGAACGATCAGAAGGTATCCATCTACATCCCGTATTCATCATCTCTTCTGCAATAGAAGGCCCTCTATTACCTCTTTCATGCCAACAAGAGCTGTCAAGCACTCCATAACTAATTCTCTCGTCACTTTCCAGATCTAAAATCTCATAAGCGAGGTCTTCAGCAGTCTTTTTAGACGTGTAAAGCTCTCTATAGACGATTAATTGTTCTTCAGGAGACACAGCAAACCATAAGACAGCCGATGCAGAGCTATAACCATAGTCACAAGCTCTAAATCTTCTCCAGTCGTAGGGAATTTCGAAGGGCTCGATCACATGGATCTTCCTATTCCACTCAGGGAAAGCGTTTCCTTCGATGATATCCCAATCTCCTTCCAAGAGACGGCGTCTTTCAGCCTCGGGAAGAGACAGAAGGTTAGCTTCATAGTCTCCAGAGGCATACAGATAAGGGTTATCAGAGAGTTTAGAGGGAATGAACCGTCTCTTGAAGAGGGGTTGTCCTTCTTTGGAGTGACCTTTAGGCCAAACCAGTGTCTCTCCTGTCTCTGCATCCGTAGCCCAGAAAGCTTCTCTCCAAGGAGCAGGGTCAATAAACATCTTCTTAACCCAAAAATGACCTACACCCCCGGGGTTTGTTGTCGCTCTCATATACAATTTGAGAGAAGGGTCGGTAGTTCTTAACCTTGAGCGCATGTAGTTCCATGCGAAAGGGGTAGGCCATTGGGTTAGCTCGTCAAAAGCAATGTAATTGAAAGCCTGACCTTGATAACGAGTGACATCTTGGTCCCTCTCCAAGAAGCTCATCCAGAGGGTTCCCCCTGCTGGGTGCTTCCATTCAGACTTTCTCTCAGACCACTTAACTCCTGGTAGAGCTCTAGGGTAAAGTTCTTGGCTCTTACTGATCAGCTCCCTCAATTCTTCAGTTGTTCGACGAACAATAAGGCCTCTAAAATTAGGATTAGGGAGGTCTCTAAGGGCATCTGCCAGAATGGCATAAGATTTCCCACCCCCCGCTGCACCACCGAACAACACTTCTCGTTCGTTCGCTGCCAAAAATTCTGTCTGAGGGCCCGGGTTAGGACGAAAGATAACTTCTTTCTCGACTTCCAAATCATCAGGAAAAACATAGCCCCCTTCAGGAGCCGTCTCCACCACTGTTAGTGGCTCCGGGTCTTTCTTTAAGACTGCGCGCCTTTTCTTCGGCTTCTTTATACCGACGGGCCCAGTATTCAGTAGACGAAGCTCTTCTTTGTCTAGCACTTTCAGCCTCTAGCCTTTTCTTCAAACCCACATAGGAGAGTTTTCTTCCAGTTACATTCTCTAACCACTCCGATACAGCTCGATACGAGAACCTCTTAAGATAACCTCTTGCCTTCTCCAGAGCTTCAAGCTCAAAGACATTAGGCAAGAGGATCTTATTGTCATCAGGATCAACCCTGTATCCAAAAGGAATAGTTCTGGAAATCCTCGGAATAGGTTTCCAGTCCTTTGTCGGAGTGAATTCCTGTTCCAATTGTTCCGACATTATTTTTTCATCACACCTTTCTCCAGACCCCAAGTTTGCACACCAAGTTTTGTGGTGGGCAGTCCTTGAGCCTTACGTTGTGCAGGGGAAAGTTTTTCCCACTCGCTGTAAGTGACTTTTCCTGTAGTAGCTTTACCCAAAGCTTTTTCAGCAGTTCTACGAACCATTTCAGCTCGGCCATTACCACGACCACCAGAAGGGGTGATTTTAGAAGTTTCAACCTTCGGAGTTTTAACAGGTGTGGCAGGTTTCTCTGCTTTCTTAGCAGCCGGTTTAGCGGCAGGCTTAGCAGCTGCACGAGGATTAGCCTTAGGTCTCGGACTTTTTTCCATTTCATCTTTTACAAGTTTACCATTACGATAAACAGTTTTCTTGATCTTCGATTTGTCTCCAAATCTCATACCATTATCTTCGTTAGCCATTACGACCTCTTAGGTTGTTTTTTGCGGTTGGTCTTTTTATCAACCACACGAAGGTTAGAAGCTCGATTGTCTCTGGGATTAAAGTTTTTGATTGCATCACACCATCCTAGTAAGTCATCCAGGTCTTTGTCCATCTTCATCATATTAACTCTTCTACAAACAAGTTGGATATTATCTTCCTCGTAACCTAAAGTTGAGTCAATACGATCAACGGAGATGTTTGTATCTACATTCCCTTGTCCACAAAGATGGGTCATTTCGACACCAGACACTGCACACAAACCTTGTTGTTGGTTGTAAATTTTAAAAAGAAAATCTGCTGTCAAATGTCTACGATCAGCTTTTTTGACACAAAGAGCTTTTAAAAAATTCTCTACAGACTTCCCTCTATGTACGACGCTGTATTTATGTTTGTAAACATACTTAGTTCTCCAAGCAACCCCGCAATTTTTACAACAAAAAATCTTAGTTTTTCTACTAGGATTTTGAACAAGCGGGAGAGAACAATTTTTGCATAAATTAGGAGCGTTTGGGCTGACGTTTTCGATTGACTGCACGAGAAACAACCCTTAAATTAGAGGGGGAATTGTCACGAGGCCGGAAATTTTTGTGGTCGATTTCTTTTCCGTCACCCTTCCTCACTCTCCCAGCCTTCATAGCTTCGGCTCTAGCTTTATTACGAGCAGCTCTGTCCTTCTTCCCCTTAGCGGTTCCGTGCGTAGCAGCATACTCTTTTTTATAATCACGCGGTTTCTTAGTCATCATCCTCGTCCTTTTTGGGGAGAATGAAAATACCATTTGTATTGATATCAACTTTCTCTGTCTTAACGACACCAATCCTGTCTAGGACATCTTTCGCAGCCACTAGGACTTCTTTGGTTCCTAATGCAAGAGGATTATCAAGCACCCCGACTAACCTCATAGCAGCTTTCGCTCCATTACGAGAAAGGTAAAGTCGGGTGTGCTCAATAATTTCCTCTTTAACAGATTCCACAACAGCACTGGTTGGATAGTTATCTGAATAACCAGCCATGCGTTTAGCCTTTGTGGCATCTCCCTCTGCTTCTCCAAAGAGATACTCGAGAAAGAGCCTTTGATTATTTGTAAGTTCTCTCGCCATTATATTTCCTTATAGTGATGCAGCGGCGACTACCAGGTTGAAGATGCGGGGCTGCGGGATGGCGTTGTTACAATGTCGCCCTTCCCTCTATGATGCAGCCCTGATCTCCATCGTCCTCGTCCCGACCGGGATATCCCCGGCATTCGAGACAAGAATCGTCGCCGGAACGCCGTAGTCGGAACTGGCGTTATAGACCCACGTTCCCGCGTATTCGGTCGAGTCGATGTAGACCGACATGCCGTCAAGGATGCTCCGCTGGTCGCCCTGGAAGGCGATGAACGTCTCGCCGTTGACCGTGAAGTAGTATGCACCGATCAGGGTCAGGCTGGGAATGGGTTCACGGTTCTTCGATCCCCAAGTTAGCGCCCAAGGCGAGAAGCCCGCGCCACGGAAGCCGTCACCGCCGCCGAAGTCGAGCAGAGCCGCAGTCAGGCTGCATTGCCACGGCGGGGTGCGGCTCTTGCTGTCGCTGGCGGAGGCGCTTCCGACCGCGTTTACCGCCCGGATCGTCACCGCATAGGCGGTGCCACGGGTCAAGCCGGTTATGTCGAAGCTGCCCGTGCTGGAAATGCCCGAGGCAGTCCACGATCCGCTATCCACCCGGTATTGGATGGCGGTGATCGCGCTGCCGCCATCAGACGGCAAGGCAGAGACGGCTACGGTGATCTTGTCCACGCCGGGAGTGGCTGTCCATTGGCCACTGGTGAAGGCGGCAGGGGCGGTTGCGGACGACTCGGGCGTCTCCGCCTTCACGTCGCTTGCGCGCCCGCTGCCGACGCTGTTCTTCGC